TCATGGTTGTACGCCTCGGTCTCGAAGCAGGTGTAGTAGTACGCGCCCGGATAAGGCGGGATAATCACTTCGATCAGCCGCTTCGACTGCTCGATGCTCGTTACTTGGTTTTCCATAGTTGATTGTTTTTTATTCGCATAATCCGTATCTCAACATGTTTTTAAATATCCCCATCATCGGAGCTTTTACGATACTGTTTCCGGCCAACTTGTACTGCTGTGTATCGCTGATTCCCGCAGCTTGTATCTTGTTAATGTCGCTATCCGAAACATCCATCAGCCGCAAACACTCGCGGGGCGTAAGGCGGCGGATGCAGTCGGCATAGTCCAGCAGATTGTTTTGTTCCCACGCGCTGCCTGTAATCGTTCCGGGAAGATCCGCTTCGCCGCCTTTGTTGAAGCCGCGTCCCCGCATCAGGATTTTCGGTTCAAGTCCGCCGCCCGATTTCGTCGTTATCGTCGGGCTGATGCCAGTCGGATCGTATACCCGGTATTGCTGTTGGTTCCAGTCCGTTTGCTTCGTTACGCCGATCTGCATCACATAATTATCCTGTTTGCTCATTTTGTGTACTCTTGCATTTATCGTCATGGCAACACCATTAAGATCGGCTATTTTTGCAGGCTTAAACGGTTCATTTCGGCCTGTCTGCTTTTGCAGAAATTTCAGCATTGTTTCGCTCAGATAATACTTCTCGTCTACCTCCAATTCCAATACGTCTTTCAGCCGCTTTTCCAGCCTGACCGGATGCGGGAATTCATACCAGCAGCCGTTAAGAATGGAGAGCATAAATACACGTTCCCGGTTCTGCGGGACGCCGTAATCTTTGGCGTTGAGTATTTCCGTATAATTGACATAACCGAGCGAGCGAAGCCACGATTCCCATTTGAGAAACAGCGGACGGTATTTCTCCGATATGAGGGCTTTCACATTCTCCATCAGCAGGAATTTAGGATGCTTGGCCGCGATCGGCCGACGGCATTCCCATAACAGGGATGAACGGGTGCCCGAATCTTCTTCGAAACCCTTCTGCTTTCCGGCACTGCTGATGTCGGTACACGGAAACGAGTAGGTGAACAGGTCGAAGTTCGGAACGGCGTTCCAATCGATTTTCGTGATGTCGCCGTAATTTCGGTCTGCCAGCTCCGGGAATACAGCATTATGGGCCTTGATCGCCCACTTGTCTATCTCCGACCAGCCCACGCACTCGTAGTCTGCGCCGATGTCCCGAAGAGCCATCAACTGACTGTCATAGCCGGAAAAACTTGTGAATACTCGTAATTTCATAGTCATTCGCATAATCCGTAATAACTCATGCAGCTGGTCGCCGTGTCGTCGTCGAACAAACTGCCCGTGGCATTCTGCCATTCGACATAGCGAACCACGTCGCGGATGTCGGGGTATTTATTACCGCTGACGATTGCGTGGGCAGGTATTTTGTCCGGGCCGAAAAACTGCTTCCCGGCAAGCTCGCTTTCGCCGTTCTTGTTGTCGCCATCGACATACCAGGCCGGATTGCTGGCATAGGCGTTCGCGCCCAAGTTATACGGCACATCAGCGATAATAAGTTGCGCTTTCGGAATCCCGTAAACTTTGTAATTTTGAAAATGATCGTTAAAAAGCTCGATATTATTCATTTTATCGTTCGTTAAAGGTTAACTGAGGGGACTGGCGTGACTGCAAAACTTATCTGCCAAATACTAAAATGGCGGCATCTCTTGAGTGCTCCGAGGTATTTCCCTGCCACTTCGTAAGAGCTTTGAATTGTGCTGCGGATAGTTTAGTACGATTATTCTTAGGAGCAATCATCCGATATTGCAGGCCTTGCTCCTTGCACCAACCCTCCCAAATTGATGCATCTCGACAAACGCTTCCGGCTCCCTTCAGGCGCTCTCGTCCCGTATTGCCAAACCATTTACGTTGGCGAGCATCTTCGATGAACAGTCGAATACTATCTTTGCCCCGAATGTCGGAGATCATTTTCACGCGCTCCATTGCCTGGGTGATCGTCATGGTACTCACTTCCGCGAGGTATTTTGTGTCCGAATGCCATACCGCGAAGCCTGTATGTACTCCCGTATCAATGCCTATGTACGTCATAGTTCGTTCATAGATTAAAAAGCCATCCTATCTCTTTCCACTCCTCGGCGGTCAGCAGCTCGCCCCGGCGTTCCCGCTCGGCGCGCTCCTCCTCCCTCTTTAGCTTCTCGGTTTTGTGGCGGTCGCGTTCGATGCGTGCCAGTCGGTCGGCTCGATATTCGAGAAACACCTGCAACGCCTCAGTGATGACAAGCGGATCTACCGTGCCGTAGAAATGCCCGTAATGCCCCGCCTTGAAACGCTGGAAAAAGAGCATCAACTCTGATAGTTTCAGATAACCGAAGTTGTCTGCTATGACTGCTGCCACTGCGTCGGTGATACGAGAAAACTCCTCCTTGCCTTTCACGCCGCAGAAGTTCACGAGGTCGGTGAGCTGAATATCCAGCCACGAATCGAGCGTATCCCCACCGTAGGCTTTCCGCACCTGACGCAGGGAAGGCGCATCCCCCGTGAAGCAACGGTCGATATTCGCGGCGCAATAGCGCTGCACGCCGGGGTTAAAACGCTTAAGCATCACCGCCGCCGTCCGTCCCCATTTCCCGCGCCATTGTGCGAGCAAGGCGCGCTCTGACCCGCTCTTCGCAACGGCGCATGAACTCGTCGCTGGTAATGTCGCAATGAGCGACCCGATTGTCTGCATTTCTGCCATAGTCGTTTGTCGTTTTCAGCGGGAATATCCCCGCCCAGTTATTAGCCTTGGACTGCTCGATAATCTCTCGGGCAGTATCCGCATTGCCCCCGGAAAGTTCCATAAGCCGCGCATAGAAGCTCTCGAAGCCCCGCTGTCGATAGGTCTGTCCGCGTTCAGACTTGTAGGCAAGCCAATCCGCCACAATGGGTTGGAACGTAGGTTCGACAGCGGAGGTGTCAAGCGTGCACCGGGATTTTTTCGGGAAAAAGTCGTTTAGCCACGTCTGGAAATAGACGTTTTTTGCAAGCTGGGCATGGTATCCTAATTTAACATAATCAACGGTCAAACCATCCGTCTTTTTGCAAAAGTCATTATAGTCGTCAGCAAGCGACTTGCGTTTTCCCTTAAACCCATCCCAAAGAGTTACGAACTCTTCGGGGATGCCCGTAACCTCTTCCCCCCGCAAAGGGGGATTATAGGGGGTATTATATGTTTGGTTTAGTTTATCTTCTATATAAGAAGTATCCTCTGTTTTAGGTGTCCTGTTAGGTGTACCTTTAGGTGTCCCGTTAGGTGGGACTATAGGTGGTAAATTTGAACACCTAAAAGTGTATTTGCATTTATCGGCACGACCTTTTCCGCCGCCGGAGAATGAGATCAACCCAGCCTGCATAAGACGATTTTTGGCTGCGCGCAAGCTCTTAGGTGACACCCCTACATTGATCGACGTCCGTGCGTCGGAATGCGTGAAGTTATCCGGCCAGCCTAACCGATTCGCTTGTTCTACAAGGTAGAAGTAAAGCCTCGATTCACAGCAGCCAAATTGCCACGTTGCATCAAGTTGCCAAAATTTTCGTATCAGGTCTAAGTAATTCATTCTATGTCCGTGTTACAGCCACACTTTTTGATGTTGCATTTCCCGCTCGATGAAAGAGATCCATTCATTATCCTCGGGGCTTGGTAAGTTGATGCCCGCCTCCATTGAAGCCCAATTACGGAACCGATCTATTGCTGTTGTCATCTCTCCTGTATCAAGGTCACGACTTGACCGGAGCCTTTCGACCTCCTTGTGCATCAGCTTGTCGTATTCGACGCGCACAAATAATTCCGGGTTGCATAGCCGTTTGAAATATTCCTGTTTGACATATCCTATCGGATTCCCGGTTTGCATGGCGAATTCGCCAAGAATACAATGAAGATATTTATTTTGAGAAGACGTCCTGACTGGTTTTTTATCCGTCAGCTCAACAATACATCTCCTTGAAATTAAGGAGGCAACCCGATGTTTAAACCGACATATGTCGATTTCACAATTAAGATCATACCGCATTATAATACTCCCATTTATATCCTTTTGCAGTATGCTGTTTACCTTGGCATACTCTCGTCAAACCGCCACTATCGACACCTAAAGCCCTGACTGCATCATACATACAACTCCATATCTTGACAATGTTACCGTCCAAATCTTTTTGCACACAAGCCCTATGTTTTAAAGAGGCCACGCCATATTTCCCCTTTAACAACTTTCGGATTGATTTTGTTCTTCGATCTGCACTTATAGGATTATTAACATTATCAGATATAGTTCCCCATCTCAAATTCTCCGCTCTATTGTCTGTTTTAATAGTGTTTATGTGATCCACCACGGAGCAGCCGTATTTCTTGTTTACGAAAGCATCTGCGACTAATCTATGTACATGAAATTGTTTTTGACGGCCATTTACATTTAGTGTTACCACATAATACCCTGTGCTCTTTAGAATAGGCCTTAGAAGCTGCGCAACCCCTTTTCTGGAATAATTAAGTGACTTCACGTTCCCTAAATCAGAAACCTGATAACGCCCTTCGTACCCAATTATATCTTTCCACTCTTCCATATACAGCAATTTTTCCACTGCCTCCTAAAAAGGCAGGTCATCCACATCTTCGGCGACCGGCAAATCTGCAACCTGGTCGGGAGTGGGTTCCGAGGGACGGAACACCACAGCCTTACCTCGGCCTACATACGTCCGCTTGTCCTTGCGTTCGCGCTCCTCTTTCGACTGCCGGATGAACACGCAGTGCGTATTCTCGTACTGGTCAACCTCGCGGAGCTCAGATACGCAAATGCCGATGTACTTCTTGCCGTTTTCGGCAACAAAAATCTTGTCCTTGGGAATGTCGCTGACACACAGCGACACGTTAATCAGTTCTGCCATTGTTTATTGCTTTTTGAAAGTGGTTTTGACGGTCGTTTTGCTACTACGGGCTGGAGGGAAAAGAACCTCGCCCGTATCAGGGTCTGCCATTCCGGTACGCGGTAGTTTTTTCAGCATCTCCTCGCGCTCCTTGATGTCGACCTTGAGGGCTTCCAGCGTCTTGTACATATCGTTCAGCCGGCTGTCGCCGCACATCGAATAGTCGTACTTGACGCCCGATTCGGCCTCCTCCAGTCGGCAGTCTCCGAACTGATGCGATTTGCCGTATTTGGCAAGCTCCCGCAGCGTGATGTCGCGCACGTAGGTGTTCTCCTTGAAGAGCTTGATGGCGGCCTCCATACGGCTGATATTGATGTGAGCCGTGATCGGGTCTACCTCCCCGTTTACAACCGAGGAGATAGCCCGGGCGGCCAGCTCGGCGGCGGGCGTCGATTCCCGCAGCAACATTACCTGTGCTTCCATATCACTTTGCATTTTTGCGTGCCTGACGATATGATTCGAAGAGCGCCGAGAAGCGATCCACGACTTCGGCATCGGCGTCGCGGTATTTCAGCAGGCGTGCCCCTGCGTCAAAATCTGCGGCATAGTTGTCAGTCGTGAGAACCCCGTACATCCATTTCAGCAGCTGATCGCAGGTGATAGGGTCATCCAGGTGTTCCATAGTAATTCGTTTGCGGGCAGGTGCCGGAGCGTTGGCCGGGGTCTCAGTGGATTGTACAGTTTTTGCACTTTGCGCAGCTACCCGGTTGGTATTCTCGGTTCGCCGCTCGTCCGTGTCTGCATCTTTTGTATCGTCGATGCAAAACAACCCGTTAAGGGCATATTTGCGAGCGTAGCTCGACGCTGTACCGGTGATTTGTGCCCCATCCATCCCTTTCTTGTCGAAATCTTCACGGGCAAAAGCAGTGGCCGTCGCCGATTCTCCGGAGGCGTTGGTGATGCGCGCCGTGGCTTTCACGTAGTAGCGATCGCCGACATTGACAATGTCATCGCAAAGGTTCAACGCGCATTCATGCGCTTTGAGCAGCGGTTTGACTGCTTCGAGAATATCCTCGCAGCTCCGATACTTGTATTTCCCGAAACTGTTATACTGCCCCTTGGGAGCTTTCAATTCCGACTGGATAGCGATTAACTCTTTCATAAGCCTACTCGTATTTAATGGTTATCACGGCTTTGCTCCGGTCGATGCCTATGCACCCTTCACGCACAACCTTATGGATTTCTTTATCCGCAAGACGTCGTGAGTACTTCGCGCTAAAGATGGTAATGTTGCCAATGGCAACTTCAATGATTGTCCTCATTGTTATAAATTGTTTCGTTTTGCGTAATTTTTCAACCGGGCCATATGCCCGGGCCATATCCGGCCGTCAATATCGGTGACATTAATAACCTCGATGCTGTCTTCACACCCGGTTTGCACCTCCTCGAAACATCCGGCGAAGACATCGTATCGGCGTTCATAAACAGGCATATAGTGATGCCTCGCCTGAATGTCATAGATTTTGTATGCAACCGAATAGACCCGGCCGTCTTCATCACCGCGCATATCCTTCTGAATGGCTTCGCGGATAGCCCGATAAATCAACTTTAGGTCTACCTCCATCAGCGTTCTGGCCCTCTGGGAGAATGTCGACCGCTGGCCAGTTATATGTTCGCTCGGAATATCATGATACTCTTCGAACGTCAGCACCGGGGACGTGGTTGTCGTGTAATATTGCGTGTTCATGGGCTATCGTATTTCAACCCGGTAAATACGGGGCTTGTTCTCGTTCTTCAATGCCCGGTAGATGGCCTTGGATTGTATCCGGACAGCCTTTGACCGCAGGCGGTATTGGGCTCGCCAAATGCGCCCCTTTATCGTCGTCCACACGCATTTAACCGTGATTTCCGTAAACTCATTCATGGCTTTCGAATATTGAGGTTAGCAATTTTCCAATCTCACTTGTACGGTGCTGATTGGATAGCACCCAGCCGAATACCACGGCAATCGGCGCTATGAACGCCAACAAGGTGATAAGATGTGCCATAGCGGCCTGTTTTAACGGTTGGACTTGGAGGGGAATACCCGGCTTACGAGTATGGTGCCGACAACGACAGCATACGCGGGATAGAGCACGCGGAACTGAGCAAGGAAACAGCCTAAAGCATGCTCCTCGCACGTGGCGCGGATAACGTTGGTGTAATCGACCCTATCAGATGAAAATAGGGGTTTGTTGGCCTTCAGATGGCAACGGTAGAATGCGGTGCGGCTTTTCTTCGCGCGCGGTGTGGTCTGGGTGTTATTTACCCGGGTACCACTTGTGTTGTTCTGTCGCATTTGTTGAACACAAGTTAGGTTAATGTATGGTATAAAAAGAGGGCGTGCCCCCTAATTCTTGCGACAGAACCACAACTACGTAGCGTAGAAGTGCAACGGGAACACGCCCAAAAGACGTTCGTATATTTCTAATGACTACGTAAAGTAGTTCTGTCGCAACAGCAAAGATAGAAAATCATTTCGAATCTGCAAAATTATTTGCCATCGGCATCGAAAAAAGGTATCGACGGCTTCTCCTTACGGGCGATTCGGTACATCATTTCAGCCTTTGCGCCGTTGATGATCTTACCCGCAATGTTAGCAATCTCCGATGCCTCTTTGATCTCGATCTCTCGTGCCCGAAGCTCTGCATACACGCGGCCCAAATCGGCCGTCAATTCCCGGATGTTCTTAATCTCTTTCATCGTTTTGTTGTTTTTTGATTTCTCGGTATAACTTTAGTTGAATACGTTTGTAGTCGATTGTTTCGGGGGTTACGGGGAGGTTGCAGCGCTTTAGTTTATCCATTAAATACCCGTCAGTCAGATTCTCGCGTTTCTTTCGGTCATACGCCCGGTACATTTCGAGATTAGCTGCGTAATACTTGCTGGCATTCGCCCGGTACTTTTCGAGATTAGCGGCGCGCCACTTACGGTGCTTTTCCCGCGCCTTTTCGGAATTAGCTGCGTAATACTTTCTGGCATACTCCCGACACTTTTCGGAATTGGCTGCGTAATACTTGCGGTCATACTCCCGACACTTTTCGGAATTGGCCGCGTAATACTTGCGGTCATACTCCCGGCACTTTTCGAGATTAGCGGCGCGCCACTTACGGTGCTTTTCCCGCGCCTTTTCGAAATTGGCTGCGTGCCACTTACGGTTATTTTCCCGCGCCTTTTCGAAATTGGCTGCGTGCCACTTACGGGACTGCTCCGCCTTGCATTGTTTGCAAATATGGCTATGACCTAATACGCATTCCTTATTCTTCGCAAACTCTTCCAACGGCTTTTCCTGCCCGCATTTGCGGCAGACGCGGGTAATGTCATCCATAATTTCTTACTTTTAGGGGTTATTCGTAGATAGGACGCCAGCCGACAATACTACTATGGCGGTAATACTATTGCGACGCAGGGAGGATTAGAACAGCCGCCCCTGAACATTATCATCCGGACGCCTCACAGCATCCGCCCACCGCTCGTGTACGAACATCTTTTCTACGCGTTTTATCGTTTTTGATGATGAATAGGTGCATGCTTTGTCAATACTCGCAAAGCATATAAAGTCGTCCGGCATGGAATATTCCGAAACGAACACCGGGAATTCCATGCTGCGCAGCCATCTATAAAATCGTTCATGGTCGAAATCGTCGATATACCCCGACGTGTTAGCATACGGCGGGTCGCAGTATACCGTCGCGCCCGGCGGTATAGCAACATCGCTGTAATCCTTTCGGGACAGTTTCAGTCTTTCCAGACTTTGCAGACTTTTCAGTCTTTCCAGACTTTTCAGTCTTTCCAGTCTTTCCAGACTTTGCAGACTTTCCAGACTTTGCAGACTTTCCAGTCTTTCCAGACTTTGCAGACTTTGCAGACTTTCGTTTAAGGGCGCCCACGGAATAGTTAACGCCGGTAAAATTTCTTGCAACTTCTCGTATTGTTCAGAGGATGGCAACATCCATTGAGATTCGCTAAAATAATGCCTACCCATATAATTCCCAAGGCGTCGGTCGACATCTTTTTTCGTAAGACCGGATAATTTCAGGGCGTTCTGTAAATATTTTCGCAAATACGCTGATTTAACCCGAAAAACATCTGTATGTATCGCCTTTGTATTCAATGTGCCGTCCGCATTGTATTGAGGTGCCACGTCGCACGCTGCGCACAACTTCAGCACCTTTTGCGTCAGCTCTCCTATTTTATCACGGACTTTTGCAAATTCCCGGACAAATCCTTTCCATGCCAACCGCGCGCTCGTGGGCGTTCCCGCGGAAAATATCGCGTGCATGTGTTTTTTGAACCGCTCAACCTCCGGAGCATACATATATGTCTTCATATCGTTCCCAAAGCTCCAGCAAAGACGCACGTAGGGGTCGTCATCTTTGAGACGGAGGAAATCCTCCCGACTGATCCATCGACATTCATTCCGGTATTTCCCATCGATGGCATCACGGAAGACTTGGGGATATTCCGTAATATCGTTTGCAATGAAACGTCCGAATTTACCAGACAATATGGCAGCGTGAGTTACCGCACATCCTCCGGCGAACAAATCCACGAACGTATGCGACGCGGGAAGATTCGAAATAACCCATTTCGCAATACTATTCTTAGAACCCTTATAAGGTAATCCGTAATTCATAACTAATCTAAATTCAATGCCATCCTCCGCGACCTCTCGGCATTCTTGAGGTAGCGTGTTTTGTACTTCTCATTGGCCTTGTCGGGTGTAACCCAAAGCACCGTGTTGTTGTCGAGCCGTAAAGGCACCAGTCCTTTGTCTTTGAGCTCTTGAAGATATTTATTCATGGTCGTTTGATTGTATCCAAAAGAAGCGGGGGCTTCTGACTGCCCCCGCGGTGGCGGCGTTACTGTGCTTCGCGCCGCCGATTTGCGTTCTTTATCTCCCGTTTCGTGGGCTTAGCCCGCCTCGGCCTTGCTACTTCCTTCACGCAGCCTCGGATTGTCGAGGGATATACCCTCTGTCAGCTTCCGTTGTGACAGACGCCCAAGCGCCCGATCAAACTCACAACATTAGGGTTAGAACCCCGTTGAGCTACCCGGATTCGAACCGGGAGTACCGCCTCCAAAGGGCGGTGTGTTAACCATTACACCATAGCTCAATAAAAGCCGCCTGAATCTCCACTCACCCGCGCCACCGCGCAGGGCTTCGATCTCGGCGGCACACCATCCGCGGGCTTCACAACTGGCCAATGGCAAATACCAAACTTAAAATGCGATTTGCGGATTATTGGCAGGAATCCGCGACCTGTGGCATATAGTACTCGTTAAACTGTGTCGGCCGCCCGTCTTCCGTAACGGCCTTCTGTTTGTTCGAGCAAATGGAATATCCCATTTTCCGGAGCCGACTGATGATCCGGCGCAGCTCCGTTGTGTGGTACAGCCTCTCAGCCTTGCGAACAGTCAGCCTGCCGCCGGCCTTGAGATAGGCCAGAATCTTACTTTGCGGTTCGTACGTCATAGCCCTTGATGTATTTGCCGCTTTTCCCACGGGTACGGTCGAATTTCCTGAGCCTGCCTTCCAGTTCGTCGATGCGCTTGTACAGGGTATCACGTGCTTGAGTGAGCGCCAATACCTCGTGTTCCCGCTCGATAAGGCGTCCATCCGCTTCATTGCGCTCGCAAAGGCATGTAGCAAGCCGCACCTCCAGGTCTTCGATCCGTTTCCACATTTTCCACCTGGGCGTCAGGTCGAAGCATAGAAATCTCCTCTTCCTCAAAGTGTTCTTCTCCATAGTATAATTGTTTTAAGGTGTTGCAAATAAGCCCGCGCGCACTGTAACTTTAAACTCCATTTCAAAACTGCGCCACCGAAAAACGCACGCGGGCAAGATGCAGACCTCACGCCTAAAATGAAATAACCCACTGCTGAAAGAACGGTGCGCAAGGTCTGCCATAGAGCCTGGATAGGCAGTCAAGCCACACCAGGCGTAATAATCAATACGGCTCTCCGGATTACTCCGGGTCATCGCTCGTTCATTGGTATTTATCTGTTGCCAGCCCTTCTGCGCCAAGTCGCTCGCCGGGTTTTACATCCGCTCGGATGGTTCTCGTGTATCAATGTGTCAAAGAACACAGAAATTGCTTTTGCCTTGCGGCGGGGTTAGTGCCAGCAATCAAACCCCTCACCTATGCGGTGGCTATCTTGGAAGTGCGGCAGGATTCGAACCTGCAACCTGCGCCCGGAAATGCAAGGTCTTTCAACCTCTGTGCTTCTATTTCGCATCCCTGCACCGCTCTACCTTTGAGCTACACACCTCGTGCTGTTATTTGTCCTTTACCTTCTCAACCTTCCACGTCTTGTGCATGGTGGCGATCAGGTCTATATACCCTTTGTATTCCTCCATCTGCTCGGGACTATAGCCTTCGGCCTCGCCAATTTTTCGGAAATGCTTCTGCCACTCGGAAATGGTGTAGCGTTTGCAGCCTATTTGAATAACATCCTCACCCCAATAGGATACTGTATGACGAGATGCGCTGATAAATAGCGATTTCGGAACATCGCACCCGTCGCCCAGTTTGCACCCGTCGCCCAGTTCGCACCCGTAGCCCAGTTCGCACCCGTCGCCCAGTTTGCACCCGTAGCCCAGTTCGCACCTGTCGCCCAGTTTGCACCCGTAGCCCAGTTCGCACCCGTCGCCCAGTTCGCACCTGTCGCCCAGTTTGCACCCGTAGCCCAGTTCGCACCTGTCGCCCAGTTTGCACCCGTAGCCCAGTTCGCACCTGTCGCCCAGTTTGCACCCGTCGCCCAGTTCGCACCCGTCGCCCAGTTTGATATTGCGCGCCTCAAATTCGGCGGCTAATTCAGAAAGTTCATTGTACTGAAAGGGTGTCCAGCCTTTGTCTGAAACCCAGA